AAATACAAAGACGAAGAGTCAGAAAAATTTTATTTTAAATTAGGTTCTGTAGTAGAGTTTAAGTACGAACACGAACGTAGATCTTATTGGGGAGTACAAACTGCTGAATTTGATGATCCTGTAACTGTTACGTTAACTAAAACAAAAAGCAATTTTACCCCTAGAAGCAACTCTAGTCAAAAAATTGACAAATTACAAGTTCAGTTTAAGTCTCCAGAGGTAGTTCCTGACACAAATGGATTTTATAACGTAGAAGATTTAATCTTTATTTCTGAAACAGAAACAGAATCTTTTTTTAATGCTGATTTAATTCTTCATAAAGGAAGAGTAGATTCTTACAGCTGGAATTCTTTAAAACTTCACCTTAGTTCCGAAGGAAATTTTACTACATTTCCTAATTGTTATAGAAATGGTAGAACTTCCAACTTTAAATTAAAAGTTATTCCAGAAAAAATTAAAAAAGTATGGGATTATAAAATTCGCTACGAGAGTTCTCCAAGTAAACTAGTTCGTAAAATGTTTGAAGGAGAGCTAACTGATAAAGAATTAGCTACATTTTCTGACGCTTTTAAAGAAATTACTTTAGTAGGAATACCTGGCTATACCTATCGAGAAGAAAAAGGAGAAACTATTCGTAAAAACTACTTAGGAAATAATTATTTAAGTGGTGGACATGGTCTTAATTCTTCTTGTATGCGTTATGACAGATGTCAAAGTTTCTTTGATATTTATGTTAATAATCCAATTGTAAGTTTAGCTACTTTATATTTTAAAGATAAAGTTGCTTCTAGAGCTTTGTTGTGGAAAGTCGGAGAAACTATTTATCATGATAGAATTTATTCAGCTACTTCTGAGTCAGATAACATTATGAAAGGTATTTTGCGTAAATATCTAAATGCATACAACGGCAATCTAGGAGAAATAAGAATACCTGTAGATCCTGAATTAATAGAATCTTTAACTAGAGCTCCTTATATGGATTCTTTTCATACTTACTCAGTAGAAGGAGAATTCCTTACTAACACTACTCATCCTGGTTTATATCCTCGTAGATATCATATGAGAAATCAACATGGTAATATAGAAAAATATAATACTATTGAGTGTCCTTGTTGTCATCGTATGATTAATCAAGACCAATTTGAAGAGTATTACGTTTGGGATTCTAGTCGAGGATTAGTAAGATCGGGAGAAGATATTTGCAATAATTGTTTTATAGGAATTTACCATAATGGAGATTCTTATAATATTAAAAGAGAAGATTTATATAATCCATATTATGGAGGTTTAACTATTAGTGGAGCAGAAGTTACATTATTTAGTGGAGAAACAGCACATCCTGATTATAGTTCATTAGCTCAGTATGAAAATGGATATGGTTATTTTATCTTAGACGAACATCCTTGGGAAGAAAAAGAATTTGGAACTTATTATCATCCTAAAGATCCTGAATCTCCTAGTAATCAAAAAATTATTGAAGAACAAGCAAAAGTTGCTGAATTAGAATTATCTAAAATAGACGAAGTGTCTTTACCAGTATTTGAAGAAGAAGAAGATTAAGTGTATGACAAATTTAAAAACACAATCAGTAAAAAAAGTTAATAAAACTAGTAATGCTAGTAAGATAATTAACAACGTAAAAAAAACTAAAACAACAGAAAAAAAACCTATGAGTTATAATAATTATAATTACAAAAAAACATTCTCAGAATTGCCTGAGGTAACATACACTATTGAGCCTGATTGGGATTTACTACTAGGCATTTTAAAACAAAGAAGATACTCTAAAAGTGAAGCTCAAGATATCTTTGTAGACGAGCTTCAAGCATTCTTTGACGCAAAAGACGCAATTACTTCAAGAGATAATTACGGCAATCTTTATGTTGTTAAAGGAGAAGCAGCTCAATACCGCTGTATGGTAGCTCACACAGACATTAATCAAGCTATAAGAGACAGAGTCCATCTTTACATGAATAATGAGTGGATTTTTGGCTTTGATATGGATGAAGGGTGTCAGGCAGGTATGGGTGCAGATGACGGTGTAGGAATTGCTATTGCTATCGAAATGTTTAATCGTTTTGATACAATCAAATTATTCTTTCCTAAAGACGAAGAAGTAGGTATGCATGGTTCAACTGCTGCTGACAAATCTTTCTTTTCGGATTGTACTATGATTCTTCAGCCAGACAGACGTTCATTTACTAACGATTTAGTTACTTTTACAAATGGTATCGAAACTTGTTCTCAAGAATTTGTTGATGCTGCTTCAGAAATTTCTCTTAAGTATGGCTATGCAGCTGCTAGAGGTATTGCAACAGACATCGGTTCTTTGAAAAGGTCTAGTTTAGTTAATTGTATTGCTTGTAATGTTTCTTGCGGCTATGCACACGAACACTCTGATAAAGAAGTAATTAGTAGACAACATTACAGAAATGCAATGAACTACATTTATGATTTGTTGGTAGGAATGGGAGAGGTAAAATGGGAACATGTATATGTTGCACCAGTTTATATTCCTCCTGCTCCTACATCAGCCAGGCAAGGCAATCTCTTCGAAGAAGACGAGTATGACTATGCTGAGTTCTATTCAGGACGTTATGGCCAAAATTATTGGTATGGTGACTCTAACAAAGACTACACCCCAAAAGAAGCCAAGACAAAAGTTTTCGATATTAAAGGAAGAGAAGAAGTAGGCAAAACAAAATTTAAAAGTGATGCTGATGCTATAGACGAGTGGTATTGGGAAAACTATCCTGAGTTTATTGAAGAAGAAGGTCGTGAAAAACTAAAACACTACAAGTGTAATGATTTTTACTTAACCTCTGCTCTACCCCCTCAAATAGAGATTGACAACATGATTGAGAAAAATGTTTGTCCTTGTTGTAGAAACAAAATTATTCCTGACAATATTCTATTTTTGAATACTGTTTGTCAAGATTGTTTTTCTACTTTCAACATTCCTGAAGAAGACTACGCTTATCTTACAAAAAGTCAAGGTGAAGCTTAAAATTTAAAAAAAAGAGACAAGGGCTAGAGTAAAATCTAGCCTTTTTGTTCTCTTTTAAAAGGTAAAATTTTTTTATAAAAAGTTAATAAATTTAAGAAAAATTAGTTAAATTTGTTACCCTTAAAATTTTTTACACATTACATTAACAAGATTAAAAAGAATGAAAAAGACATTTTATGAAGTATTATGGGCACTTTGCCTAAAAGAAGGTCACTTACAAGAGTGGGTAGACCAAGGATATTTGAAGAAAAGCCAATTAACTTACAAATGGACTAATAAAACTTTAGACTTACTGGACTTAAAGATGATTTTAGGAGAAAAAGAAATAAAAGACATACATGCTTCTACTGTTGTAGAAAGAAGTGAGTTTAGTCTTGAACCTAAAGGACCTTTTTCTATAGATCCTACTCAATTAAATGAGTTTATACAAAAGTTTTCTAAAGCAAATACTGGTATAGCAGGCAAGACTACAGACAAAAACAGTGTTCTTAAGAAATTAATTAAATTTTTTAAAGATTATCCTGAATACACTATGAATAATGTATTAAAAGCTACTGATGCTTACATTTACAACCTTAAAAAAACAGGAAGTATTCAGTATATTAGAGAATGTGGTTATTTTATTTACAAAAAAGTAGATGGAGTAGACCAAAGCCAACTAGCTAAATGGTGTGAAGAAAGCGAAAACAATGGAACAGACTACACTAGTCATAGAATTATTTAACAGTTATGGTAAGTAAATTTCAACACATAGTCAATCAAATAGAACGTAATAGACGAATTAAAGCTGAAGGTGGACTAACTTCTATTCCTCCTCCTTTTATTCGTTTATCAGACACTTATGGAGGTTTTACTAAAGGTTCTATTACTTGCTTAACTTCTAATTCAGGTACAGGTAAAACAAAGTTATGCAAATACCTTACTGTTTTAAATACTTATAAGCAAACTTTTGGAACACAAATTAAGCCCAAAGTATTTTATTTTGCATTAGAAGAGAGTGAGACAGACTTTTGGTTATCCTTTATTTCTTATTTTCTTTACGAAAAATACAAACTAACAGTAAGTGTAGTACAACTTAAATCAGTTGGAAATTTTACTATTAGTGGCGATTTAATGATTAAAATCAGAGAAGCTGAAGCATTTATCCAAAGATTACAAGAATTTGTAGAAGTTATTGATTATGTTCGTAATCCAACGGGGTGCGCCAAGGTTATAAAAACATATTTTGACAATCCTGAAATAGGAGAATACACATACAAAGAAACAGAAGATGGTCGTAAAATAGTTACAGGCTACAAGTACAAAAATGAAGATCATTGGGTATTTTTTGTATTAGACCATATCAGTCTTTTGTCTAACGAAACATCTCCTGACACTAAAACTAGATTAACTTCTTACCAAACTTTTGATTTTATGATCAAAGATTATGTATTAGAAGTTTTTTCTAAACGATTTAACATGGTAAATGTAATCGTACATCAACAAACACCTACTTCAGAAAAACAAACTTACACCTCTAAAGGTGGACTTATAGAAGAAAAATTAGAGCCTTCTCTAGAAGAGTTACATCTTAATAAAGGTGTACAACAAGACTATCGTACAGTCATTGGATTATTTAATCCTTCAAGGTACGACATACCAACACATAATGGGTATGACATTTCCTTACTAGGAAGTAGTTATAGATCGTTAAAATTTCTAAAAGATAGAGATTTTGGTCTAGAAAACTCTAGTGTAGGCTTATATTTTAACGGAGCTAATGGTGAATTCCAAGAATTACCAACTCCTCAAGAAATGTTAACAAGTAATCATTATGAAAAATACAGGAACTTAAGATAGAAAGGACACAATTTGAAAAAAGAAGATTTTTCTCCAGGATTAACAGCAATCTTGGTAGAAATGTGCAAACGAGTAGGAGCAAACTTTGATGATTTAAATTTTCAAGAAGATGGCTGGTATAATTTATATACTTGGTCAGCAGAAGAACAATTAGATTTTGAAAAGTGGATAATTAATCATCCTGATAAAAAAGTTATTGCAGTACTCGGACACTACAAAAACAAAAAAGACAAACAAACAAAAGCATCTTTATTTACTTTGTGGTATGGATGGAAATTAAACAACGAAGAATTACCTAATTTAGAACAAAAAACCAATTAAATATGTCAAGCAAACTAATTGCCATTGTTGGACCCTCAGGAACGGGAAAGTCCACATCAATCCGAACCCTTAACCCTGCAGAAACATTTATTATTAATGTTGCTCGTAAAGAATTGCCTTTTAGAGGTGCAGAAAAACTCTACACAGTAGAAAAGAAAAATTATGCAGAAGTAGATGACATTAATCAAATCACTGCTTACTTACTTGAAATTAGCCAAAAGGCTCCCCACATCAAAAACATCATTATGGATGATGCTATTTACTCTATGTCTTTTCTTATGATGAAGAAAGCTAACGAAACTGGGTTAAATTCGTAAGCTCAGTATAAACCTATCTAATTGACGGGAAACTCCTAAAGATGCAAACACTAAATTATCATAGTAATATAGATAATGGCTGGACTAATTACCCAGGTATAGTAAAAGAAGTGCATATATATGGACAATCCGCAGCGAAGCTTCCTTATAGGAAGAACGTTCATCGACTATCCCGTAAGGGAGTAGAGAATTTATTTTCTCGAAATGGTAGGAATTTTTATTTTATTTGCTATATTTGTAAACAACAATTTACTAATATGGCAAAAAGACACCAAAAAGAGTACAGAATCTGGAAAAATATGAAATCTAGATGTTATTCCCCTTCTTTAATTCAAAAAAATTACCAAAAAAACAGCATTAATGTTTGTGAACGTTGGAAAAATTCATATGAAAATTTTTTAGAAGATATGGGAATTTGTCCTAAAGGACATTCTATTGACCGCATTGACAATTTAGGAGACTATTCTCCTGAAAATTGTAGATGGGCAGATGCTAGTACTCAAACAAAAAATAGAGGAAGTTTTAATTTACTTTATACCTATAATAATGAAACTAAAGTGCTTAAAGATTGGTCTAGGCATTTTAAAATTAATTATACTACTTTATACTCTAGAATATTTAGATATGGTCAAACATTTGAACAAGCTATTGATTTAGAGTTTAATAAAGAAGAAACTATGGAATATAAAGGAATAAAATATACTATTGAAGAGTTATCAACTACTTTTAATATACGTAAACAATTAATTTACGATAGAAGAAGTAGAAATTGGACTACTGAAAAAATAGTTGAACATCCTACTAGAAAGTCTAAAAATAAAAATTAAGATATAGTCAGGCCTATTTTGAAAATTATAGGAAAGAACCGTTACGAAGTTCGTAAATTTGGCAAAAGACGTAACAAACATGTTAACCACAGCTCGTAGATTAAGAGAAGACTTAAAAGTATTTTATATTACTCACTCTGAGTCAATTGAAGATGATGGCCACATTGTAGGTCAGAAAATTAAAACAATCGGTAAAGCATTAGACTCTCAAATTGTATTAGAAGGTTTGTTTACTATTTGTCTTTATACTCACATAGACGAGGATAAAGAAGGTAATCCTATCTATAATTTTGTAACTAATCGTTTCCGTAATTACCCTGCTAAATCTCCTATGGGAATGTTTGACAAAACACTTATTCCAAACGATTTAAGTGCAGTATGCGATATTATCGATTCTTATTACACAGAAGATGTAACAACCCCAGAAACAAACAAAAAATCAACCAAATAACCTTTAAAAACAAAAAAATAAAATTATGAATTTTGACAATTTAGAAACCAGAGAACAAACTAGTTCAACCCGTAGAATGTACACAGGAATTGCTCCTATCCAAATCATTGCAGTTAACCCTGACACAAAGTCACTTGCTAAAATTTTAGGAGTAGATGAAGATAAGGTAAAAACTCCTAACTATGTAGGCGAGAAAAATACTCGTTTAGATTTTTGGTATGTTAATCACCCTACTTTTAAAACAGAATTAAGAGGTAAATTTTCTATCTGGATTGATAATAACACTCGTATGTCTAAAGCGGGTAAAAAACAGTGGATTGACGATTTCACTAAGACTGCTTGGGCAGAAAACTTAGCTCTTTTGAGTGAAGCACAAGCTAGTTTAGTTCCTGAAAGAAAGTTAGACCTTAAGAGTATCCGTGAATCAAAAGGCGGAGAAGAAACTATTTATTCTCTTTTAAAAGCTTATGGTAACCTAAGCCCTAAAACTAAACCACTTGTACTTACTTCTTGGAATAGTCTTGTAAAAGGTAATGGTTCAGAGTTAACAGAATTTTTTAGCCATTTTAACAATGCTAATGGTGGTATCAAAGTATTACTAGGCATTAAAGATGGTAAATATCAAGATGTATTTACTGGTATTTTCTTAAATATTACTGGTAAAGTTACAGACTATGCAACTAAAATCATTACAGGTGATTATGGCTTCAAGTCTTTCTTTAACAATAGTTATGTTTTTAACGAATATAACGAAGAATTAGCTCCTGCTATGAACGAAGTAGATGCTAATGCACCTATTATGATGTTTTCTTCAGGGAATGACGAAGTAATTGCTAATCCTTTTGGAGAGTCTGCTCCATCATTGTTCTAACTTAATATAGGGGAGTGAAATACCTCCCCTTATTTTTTATGGACTTAAATTCTTTAGAAGTTAAACCTAATACAGCTCTTCTCTATTCTTTAATAGGGCAAGAACGTTTAATGAATTTTTATTTTAACGACGAAATTAAGTTAGGTAAAAAATATGTTAACCCATTTAGAGACGATACTAACGCAAGTTGTGTATTTAAATGGTCTAACACAGGTAATTTATATTTTGTTGACTACGCTACTGAAAAAGTCTATTATGGGCCTATAGAAGTAGCTATGCTTAGGACTGGTTATAGTTTTCCTGAAATCTTATACAAG